ATTAAAATCTCGTATTATTTTGCGTTCGTCTTTTTTTTTGTTACAGAAGAGTGCTGCACATTTTCGAGCCACAAGTCTGAAGCCTCTTCAATGCAGTTAAATACATCCATCATTCCGAACTGCAAGAGCCAATCATTCAACTTTGGGAATATTTCGCCTGGCTGATGCTCTGAATGTATGAATGCGTGGCGAGCCATATAATAGACCATCTCGTTTACAATCGTGATATTCTGCTTGTTTAGCTTCTGCAAATCTGCAAACCATTCTCTGCCGGTTCCCTCTCTGTATTCCATCGGAAGTGCGGCTGATGCTCCGAGCATCACATCCTTATCACCTATCTTAATTTCCCTCTTGATCATAATAATATTGTCCTTTCTTGATTTTAAAAAATGGCATAGAACAATGTGTTCCCGGTATTGCTCTATGCCTTTGTGTTGTGGTTTATGTCAGAAATATATCTTATGGTTTTGTTGTGTACTGATATGGAGTTGTATACCATCCTGCATATACTGTCGCCTCGTTCTCTGTTACCTGTGCGTGAGGATATCCGTTAGGAAGTGGAACAGCTGTGAGGTTGAGTGTTTCTGGCTGAACATCCTTTGTCTGTGTAGTTGTTGCAGAGCTTACGGCGGTCTTTGTCGCTGTGCAGTTGTACAGAATGTGTCTTGTCTTATGCGCATCTCCGTCAAACTCAAACATTAATGCGAATGGTGTAATTACCGCATTATCGTTATCAAAAAGCACTCCATTGCTATCTGTGACAGCACCAAGGCAAGCAATCTTAAATTCTTTAGGTACTAATGCAACTTCGAGAGTGCCATTGAAGCCGCTCGAATCGTTCTGCATATAATACGCTCCGTTATCGGCGTAAAAAATGTTAATGCCGCCGTTCGGGTCCATTGAGAGATTAACTGCGCCCTTGATTTCGCCAACTGTTCCGTATGTTACCGTTCCGTCATCAGCGATTGATGTAATCGGAGCATAATGCACATTTTTAAGTCCAAATTTAACCTTGTTTGTTGTTGTAGGCATTTTTACTACCTTCCTTTCTACTATAGTTCAAATTCCCAGGTTGTCATATACAGGCGCTCTGTTTCTAAATAGCCGTCTGCTTTATCCCAGGTTATTTCGTTTTCTTCAAGTAAAGCCTCGATATCTGTTTCAGCAGAAATATCCTTGTTTTTGCTGTAATATTCTACACGCACAACAGGATTCTGCACGAAATTCTTATCGTCCGCATATGTCTGCTCGTAATCGATTGTCAGAAAACAGATATAAGGCGGCACTTGTGGCTCTTTGAAAACATTATACGCAACAGGAACATTTAACCCCTGCAACGCTGTATTTAATTCCGCTAAGGTCATTCAGTGCCTCCTTTCACTTTACTTTAATTATTTTTTCCGCCTGTTCCTGAAAACGCTTGATTGCTTTTTCGTTGACTTCTGCAATGTGTTCAAACTCTCGTGTTCTGCCGTATTCTCTTTGAGTGCCATTCTTTATGACATGTCCGTGTTCGAGGAGATGCGTGAGCTGGTAGTCCGTCTGATTCCAAACTGCTATTTCTAGCGTGTTGGCAGTCTCGCTGACTTTCTTAACTCGCCAGCCTTTGCGGTAGTCGCCGCTTCTGCTCCTGAACTTACCTGTTGTTTTCTGCCTCAAAGTCTTTCTAGCATCTTTGGCGATTTTCTCCGCCTCTTTCTTGACATTCTGAATCACATCATCATCAACATAGACCTTCAATGTATCTTTTAATGCGTTTCCAAGTCCTTCAATATCAACTGTTTCGTTCATCAGCCTCACCGACTTTCTTACGAAGACTTAACTCGATGTAATCGTCTTTTCCAGGATGTGTGCGATATACAACATATCTTTCTGAATCAATCTCAACGATTTCTTCGCCGTTGTAATCAAATTCGCATATGCTAGCAATCACAACAGGATTGTAATTGTTCTGCCTTGCCGCAACCCATTCCGAGCGATTGATTGACTTCAATTCTGCAACAACAGACCTTGATGTTTCTGTCTCAATCTGCTGTCCGATTTCATCTTTTGCGAAAGTTCTCGAGATAAGGTTGATGTCCGCTATTCTGTCAACCATTAATCTCCCTCACTTTCCTCATCCGTAGAATTTCTGCCATTAAAATCGCCGGATAGTGCAAGAGCAATCTTGTAAGATTCGTACGCTTTAAGCCAGTATTCTCGCATTTCTGCGACACCTAGCATCGCAAGAACGTACATTCTCACGATGCCTTGAATCGTTACGTTTTCGATATCATTCTCGATAATGCCTGCGATGTAAAGCTGATTAAGGCAGGACTTGACGGTCAATAAGATTTCTGTATCAAGGCTGTTCGTACTCCAACGGAGCCAGCCTTTTGCCATTGTTACGATATCATTATCAGACATTTTTCCTGCCTCCTTTCAGAAATCAAATTATGCCTGCGCCTTTACAGTAAGTCTTGAGAATGCTGTAGGAACAACAAGCGCACCCTGCATTCTAGCATATCCAGAATATGTGACAACGTGTGTCTTGATATTTCTATCCTGCTCGACCATAATATCCTGAACAACGTTGTATGGAATCTTTGTTGCATCACCGATGTAAAGACGGTTAGCCGCAACAGAATCATCAAACTTAACAGGAGCGCCAAGGAGATAACCCTGAATTTCAGCGTTTGCGTTAGGCTGGAAAATGAGGTGTCCTTCTGTATCTTCAAGTGTTGCAAGATGGTTGTAAACTGTCGCACGTGTTGCATATACAGTAACCTTGCTGTTAGTTACGCCCTTTAACTTTGCAAAGGCGCCTGCAATATCAGCATATGTCATTGTTCCGACAGCCGCTGTTTCAAGCTTATTCGCATCTGCGATATCTGTATCAATCTGTGCGAATACATCATCTGCAAGAGCGCCTGAAATACCTTCTGCGATTTCCGACTTTAAATATGCCTCGAATGCCTCAATTGTCATTGAGAGAGCGGCATAAGAAATATCGATTGTCTTTGAGAAATCCTTACCCGAAAGAGTAACGCTTGTAAATGTATTCTGCTCATCTGCGTTTGCAGCGCCCTCGTTAACTGTTGTTGCTGCACCTGCGACAACTGCGGTGTGCTTTGGAATCTCAATTACAGCCTTTGAGAAAATCTTTCTGATGTCCTTTGTAATAGCGTGTTCCTCTGATATAAGTGACCAGATTTCATTTAATGTTTCTGTTGGAATTGGAAGTGACTTTGCGTCTGGAAGTCCTGTTGTGTGTACGAATGCATTCTTCTGTTCAGGAGTTAGCTCCTTGCCGAGAAGAGTATTGAAAAATGCCTGCTTGTAAAGTGCGTCTGTCTTCATTTCTGTATTCTCCTTTTCTGTGAATTTGTTATCCTCGATTTTAACGAGGTTTTCAATTGTCTTTACGCTCTGTCCTTTGAGCGCATTTAATTCTGCGGATGTCTCCTTCTCCGCCTCAAACTGTGCATCGAGGTTCTTGACCTCATCTGCAAGCGCCTTTGCTTCATTAACCTTGCCGTCATTGATTAGTTTCTCGGCACGGTCAAGCATTTCTGTACGCTTTGCATTAAATTCATCAATTGTCATTGATAACTCCTTTCAGCCTCAACATTTCAATTTCGGCTTTTACATTATTTTTTTCTGTGTTAAATTTATTTAAAACCTCACGCGGAAGCATTGTTGCTGTGCTTGCCGCAAGTGAAGGTGTTAAATCATTAGATTCTGTCTGCTTGTTTGCATTCTGATTTTCTTCGATTCCGTCAATCAAGCCATATTCTAGTGCATCCTTTGCCGTTAACCACGTTTCGACATCCATCAGCTCTAATGCGTCCTGCATTGACATTCCGCTTTTCTGAACGTATGCCGCCGCTATGGCTTCATTTGCCTTTTTGAGTATTTCCGACATTTTGTCGAAATTCTTATAATCGCCACTTCCATACGATGAAACGTTGTGAACCATCATCTGCGCTGTTGCGCTCATCAGGCACTTCCCAGCGCACGCGATAACCGATGCCGCCGATGCCGCAAGACCTGTGATGTGAATCACTACATTTCCCTTGTATCTCTGAATCATTGAATATATTTCAGAACCAGCAAAAACCGAACCGCCGCCGCTATTGATAAAAATATCAACATCATTTCCGTCAGCTTCTTTCAGCGCATCTCTGACTTTCTCAGGCGATGCGTTCTCGATTCCGAACAAATCGTACACCCACGCATCTTCTGAATCCACGATTGTGCCATTTACGTATATATCCATTTATTACGCTCCTTTCTTCTCAGTTTCTGTATCATTGCTTGCCGTTCCGTCTGATCCGACTGTTCCTGTGTCAAGTCTACGAATTAAAACATCGCCGCCCTCGACCGGTGGAAGATTGAATGTTCTTCTCCACTCATTGATTGTCAGACCGCCTCGGTCAACGATTGCCGTCAATGCGATTCTGGTCTTAAACGATGAGGTCGCCCAGGCATCAGCTTCGAGAACAATCTTATTTCCGAATATCCTATCACGCTTCGAATAAATCTTGCGTGTAAATTCCTGCGCAATCTGAATGATTAAAGGCTGTACTTCAGCAGAAAAATATGAGTTCCATTCTTCTTCTGTGAAGTGTCCGCTTACGATGTTCGGATTAGTGTTGAACAGCTTGTATATGCGGCTTTCTGTCGAGGACATGGTCTCGCTACTTGGCACATAGTCTTTCGTTTCGACCGGAACTGCATCTGCGGTTGAATCAACAGTTGCGACACCATTGCCATTTTCTGCCTTAAGATAGCTCTGCGAAAATGCATCCGCTTTCGCTTTTGCATCTTCCGGTCTTATGACTGATTTAAATTTCAACAGCCATCTCACGATTGACGAGTTCTTAATCGCACTAATGATTGATGTGTCGCTTGTTTTTACGACATCGAGCAACGGTGTTAATGCCGGCGCTAGCGGTGTACCGAAAAAGTCATTGTCTGAGAAGTCCTGTCTTAAGTGGATTACATCAGAATATGCGACTTTAATCTGCTTCGCATTCTGCAACTGAAAAATCAACTCTAATTCTCCATCAGCTCCGCTTGTTAATTCAACCGACAACGGCGCAACCGGAAATATTGAAATCGGATTTCCCGTTTTATCTCTGCTGATGATTGCAAATGCATTGTTGTTAATACAGAGCTGTGCAACCATCTTTTCAAGGAACATCTGTTCCGTCATTAATGCATTAGGCTCTTCGAAGAGCATTTTCAGAGATTTGCTTTTATCAAATTCTGCAATGACTTTTCCATCTTCACCGACTGTTTCCTTCAGCTGCTTAATGACAGCCTTGCCGACCGCCTTGACCTTCGGTCTGATGCACGCTCTGACAATGTCAGAATTGTACGTTGTGCCTTGCCAAGAAAAGAAAGTATTGCATTGTTCTGAAATCAATTCAACCCTTGAATATGCACGGTTGTTTGCCTTGCGCCTTCTGAACAAATTAAAAATACCCATTTCGCTTACTCTCCTTTCTTCCAAGATTTTTGTTAATTTATATCAAATCAAATTCTCGTATTCGTCTTTTTTATCTTCATAAATGACGTATGCGTCAAGTAGCGCCGCCGTTCCGTCAATACGCTTGTTTTCGCTCGATGATTTGTCCGGTTGTATATTATTGTTGATATCGCTCTTTGCGTATGTGTTCGCCAAGCACCATTTATCAATCGGATTGTTGTTGTAAATGATGTTGTGTGCCTGAAATTCTGCTTTTAGGTCCTTCATCGGCTGTGACAGAGTTGCAACGCCTTGTCTAATCGGTATCATTACAGAATCGCCAAATTCAGCCTTAAAAGCATTTAACAGTGTCTCGTCAACGTGCCAAGGGTCAAAGCCGATGTAAAGCGGAAAGCAATCATCTTTATCTCTGACATCTCTGAACCATTCCAGCACAACACGTTTGTCAACTCTGTTACCATTTGTAACGGTTATAAGTCCACGAGATTCCCAGAGGTCATAAGGAGCATCATCTGGATGATGTCTACCGTTTTTTGCTTCTAGCTTGCTCTGTGGAATCCAATACATTGATTTAACATATATCTTGCCGTCACCTTTACGCTTGCAAATCATCTTTGCCGCACATAAGTCGACAGAATCTGCCGCATCAAAACCGCCGATGCCATATCTAAACTTCATTTCTGTAAAATCAAATGTTTCTGCATTGTTCAGTTCATCCCAGCTCAGCCATGCGCTGTTGCTGTTTTCTGTGAGATTGAAATCCTTGACCATTACGGTCGGACGATATGAATCATCTGACTGCGCTTTCTTCACAGAATCTTGCAGAATGGAGCGCTTTTTAATCGCATCAAGTCCAGGATTGGATTTAATCCACATCTTTTCGTCTAGCCATTCGCTCCGATCGTCCTGCTCATATATCAGCGGCAGGAATCTTTCATCCTTGACTTTTCCTTCAATTGCCGCAGTCGCGTATGCGTATTGGTCATCATATATACTGTTTCTGATAAAGCCGTTTGTTGTGATACATCCAAGTAGGCCTTGATTTCTTGCGGATAAACTCTGTTTCATCAAATCGTATAAGTCCCTTTTCTTAATTGCCGCTAGCTCATCAATTACAACAAAATGAGCATTCAAGCCGTCAAGACTGTTCGTGTTGGATGCGAGCGGCTTTATAAATCCGAGGTTTTCTGCGCAATACAAATCAGCTTGACGCTTCTTCGTGTGTTTCTGTATCAACGCAGAATGCGCACGCATGTTCAGGCATTCAGTGTAACCCTTCATTGCCTGTTCACGCGCTGTCGCGATATTGTATATTTCCGGTGCGCCCTCGTTGTCGCCAAGTAACATATATAATTCAAGCCCGGAAAGAATAGTTGTTTTGCCGTTCTTCCTGGCAATTATTTCGAGAAATTCACGAAACCTTCTAAAATCATCATCATCGAGAAACCCGAACACCGCTTGAATCATCGCTTTTTGAAACAGTTCCAGGTTAAAAGGCTTTCCGGCTAAACCTTGCGATTGTCTACAGAATTTCTCAATAAACTGAATCGGTCTGTTCGCACGCTTTTCGTTAAAATGCCATTCGTGCGGATTGACCGCATCTTCCGCTAATCTGTCATAAACTCTCTTTATTTTGTCGCAAGCTAAAATCTTCCCTGTTGTCACCGCATCCGCATATTCGAGTAATGCAGTCGCCATTAAACATCCTCGTTCGTGAATGCCATTAACTCATCCACTTCCTCTTTATTTTCTGAACCTAAGTCCTTAATGATCGCAATCAGGGTTTTAGCTGTGCTGTTGAGCATATTGACCGTTTTATTCATCTCTGACATTGCCGGATGTATGCACACGTTCTGTCTGCCTTTAACGTATTCTTTCGTAATCAGGCAGCCACCATCTGCATCGAGAGCTTCCTTCAGAGCCTTAAAGTTCTTGATCAACTGAAAATAAGTCTCGAGAGTGCTTTCAAAAATATAACGATGCTCTTCGTTCAGACCTTCAGCAGTCTCCTTGAACTTTTCTGCAAGCATTTCCAAGCGTTTCTCCTGCTCTAAAGCGCTTTTGCTCGTTTTTCTAGTAGTTTTC